ATCAAAATCTTCTATGACATTTTCATCGTCGTCCATATAAAGATCATTGCCATTCGTGTAAAGATTGTCGGACACATATTCTCGAGCTTCATCCTCGTTTGCCGCTTTAACATGAATCGTTGTGTCATAATTTACACTAATGTTGACCTCATAATCGTGAAGGGGCTGTTCGTACGAGATATATTCCTCATATGCGCCGTCAAGATCGTTGTTGTCGATAGCGTTAATTTCCCCGTCATGACCTTCGATGCCTAAGCACCTTATAATATCTACACAAGCCCTATTGAGAGAGTTCTCCTCGTTTCCATCGCCAAGGACTGCAGCATGTATATTAAATTTTACCTTTCTTAACTCCCTCAGCAGCCGCTCTGCCATTGCTTTTAAGTATTCTTCTTTACTCATAATTTCTTCCATGGTGTTTTTCTCCTTTCAAAATGCAATTATCTTTCAGTGATATAATCTACATTGTTGCCGTTAAAATAGACACGATAACAGACCGTATCACCGCCAACTCTCCCGCTTACTTCCACAAAGTCCGGGGTTTCATAAACGTCATAAATCTTGTCAAGACGCTCCTTGACAACTTCAATTGCTCTCTTCTCTCTATTCATTGCACTCTTCCTTCCTCACAAACAATTTCAACCAACACTAACTTATTAAACGGCACAGACAGCTCGCAAGCCGTCTGCACCGCATCGTCGCGAGTAGCGAACAGGCCGTACCGTTCCGCACTGTCTGCTATCTGCTCGTCAGTTGGATCTGTTCCGTACCGTGTCGTGTCGAGGATAACGAACATCATCGTCCCTCCTTAAACAAAACCGCATCAGTAACATCCTCAAATGCATCAACAGGTTTGTCTTTTGTGTATTCCAGCACATCACCGAACCATGCCCCAACCATGTCAAACGCACGTCCACTATGATAATCTCCGCCGCCCATACCATTGCCTACACAAGTTAACAGTGGAAGTGGGTGAGGGATACCGCCCCATTCTTTATCAGCAGGCTCATTAGTCAACATATACTTGTCAAGATCAACGTACTGCCCTGTATCGTGATTTACAAGATATCCTGTGCCACTTTTATTCTTGTATTCGTGTTCTCTGTCGCAAAGGAAGTTGTCAGGCGGTTCGGGGATAAGCTTCCTCGCAAGGTCTTCGTCTTCGCTACCGCCCCAGCAAAAATCATAGATATCTGCCGGGCAATTCTGACCGCCACCATACTTAGCACAGTCTTTCGAGTAGTCACCAACCCAACCAACTCGCATCGGGTTATCTTCGATTAGATACATCACGGCATTGCAATATTCATTACCAACCCATGAATGTTCCATCAACTTCATTCCGTTGTCGAAATCCCACGACTCGACAAAACCTTTCTGATTTTCTGATTCTACATACGCTCTGTAATACTGTCCCATAATCGTTCTCCTTTCTAAAACCATTCATTATCTATTGCATCTTTGTTATAGCGAGCAAGTGCGGACTGGTAAGCACGTCTCGTCTCCGTGCCATATCCCATTTCCTTGAGATAGTCGTCACCAGTTTTCATTTCGCCATACTCACACGCTCCAAAACAGGAGCACACATCGTATGCTCCTTGCCAGTTTATTGCATATTCGTGATTACACATTTCGTAATAGAACGCATCTTCAGCGAACGTCTTGTCCTTCATCAGATTAGGCAGTTCGTCTTCCGCAGTCAGCCACGCGCGGACTTTCTCCGCGTCGCTTTTCAAATAAAAACCACCGCAGTCACCGAGACGGTAAATCTTATCCGTGTCTGTCACTTTCAGCCCTCGTTCTTCCATCGCTTCCTTAAACTGCTCGTCACTAAACGCAAAGAACAACGGCAAAGCGTTGCACTCATTCTGTCTTTTTTCTTTGTATTCTTCGTATGTCATAGTTATCTCCTTTCTATGAAACCTTTTTGACTTCACCGTCATAATCGAGATAGTATCTCTTGTTCATCGTCTTTTCTTTTATGTACTCCCATGCGTCCTCTCTCGTGAGAAAAAGCTCATTCATGTGACCCCACAAGCCGTCATATATAAAGTCCGTCCGTTCCGCTACGTGGTAAGGCAGAACACGCATCTTCTCTGTGTCGCACTCAACGACACTCCAGTCTCCTTCATAAACAGCAACATATACTTTCATCGTAATTCTCCTTTCTAATCTTCAATTACAAGTTCATCGTCCAGCATTGCTTTTAACTCGTCCTCGGTCAGCCCAAGTCGCTCGCATATCGTATTCTTTGCATAATCCTCAGCCCCGTAGACGTCCCAGCCAAGATTACAGAGCATTCCATTATAAGTGGCCAGCAACTCGCCGACTGCTTCAGTAGCAACTTCAAGGATGAAATCAGATGATTTAATCATTTCGTTACCTCACTTTCTTTAATAAAACATTTCAACTTCCTCAGCCCACATTATCAGGCCGTAAATCGTCATACCTAAAAACGCTGTACCAAACAGCAGGTACAGCGCAACAGCTATCATTATTTTTTTCATGGTGTTTTTTACGCTCCTTTCTCTTATTTAAACCACGACGTAAACCACTCTTTAAGCGTCTTTTTCTTTTTCGGTTCGGTAAGAATGTCTGTCCCGCTTTCTTCGATGTAGCCATGTTCGCATTTCCCGAAGACTTCTTCGTAATTGCAGATGGATCTATATGCTGCATCTACCGAACTAAAATTTGTACCGAGGATTACGTTGTAGCAGTCGCCATTAAATTTCTGAGCCACATATGCTTGATACGTCAATTTTGATAACCTCTCTTTCGTTAAAGCATAGCCCACGGTTCGCCGTGTTCATCAAACATAATCAGGTGTTCGTTACAATAATCTTCGACAACTTCATCGGGGCAGTCATAATATTTACAATCTTCAGGGTCATGTTCGCCGTGCTCCACCATATACACCCTCATAGAACCGCGAGCTTCATCGTAGCACTTCGTCTCGGGTTCCCACCATGCTTTCCCGCATCGTCTCTCGTCAACTTCGCCAAAAGTAAAAAGCTTCACCATTTTTTCCTCACTTTCTACCAGATATTATTGTCCAGGTACTTATCATCAACATATTCTTCGGCATCACGTTCGCTATTAAACCAGTAGCCGTCGCACTCCCACATCCCGTCATCGTAACTAATTTCGTTGTCACGATATATCACTCGCAAATTCTTAATCATGTTGCACCTCACTTTCTTAATCTATATATCCAAGTGCTCGCATCGACGCATATCTGCCGTCGCCTATTATGATATGATCCAGTAGATGTATTCCCATTAAATTGCCGCACTCTTCCAGTCTGCCCGTTGTTTCAATATCTTCACGGCTCGGGGTAGCGTCCCCGCTCGGGTGATTGTGCGCTACTATAAAACCATATGCATTATTTAAGAGAGCTCGTTTCATCACTTCTCTAGGATGCACCATAGTCGAACAAAGGTCGCCGTGGCTGATTTCATGTATCCCCGTGACCCGTCCCTTCGTGTCTGTGCAGAACAAATAGAAATATTCATCAGTAGACCTGTCTAATCCGAGATTCAGCGCAAGATTATATGCGTCCGTTTCTGAAGAGATTTCTTCCGTGTCATAACACATTACCTGCTCTTTTACCAACTGGCACTTCATGATGTCGATATTCATGATATTCTCACTTTCTCCCCGTCTCGCCGCTAGGTCAGCGTGGTGTTTATTACGGAGTCGGTATTGACTCTTTAGGCAACATTCTTTGCGAATTTTTCATCTACTCGCATCGGCAGTATTGCGCATTTTTCCGAAACAATTGCTGTTATAACGTTCTCCGTGCTGAACCACTTGTCGTTATTGTCTAAGAGCTTCAGAAAATCATCATTTACGCCCTTGACAGTATCTCCGCATTTCAGCGCTCTGCAGGTCGTTTCTCCAAATGGCTGTGTGTATTCTTTTATTTCTACAGGCTTTTTCTCCTGCTCTCCGATATTGAACCCATTCTCAAAAGCTGTCTTTACAGCGTAATCTTTATAGGTGTTATTTCTGTCTTTATCTTCGATTTTGATGCGCATTCCGTTCTTCATTTCAGGGTAGATTGACTTTTTTCTGAATACTTCGTTGTATTCTTTCGCGGCCAGCTTTATCGCATACCATCCCGAATCACAGATATACACCGTATTTCCGGAACGCTCGATTAGTAGATATCTGCGAGGGTTCTTTTTCAGCGTTGCTTTGGTGATGCCTTCGCAAAGTTTCTTGAGATATTCAGTTTTTGATTTTTTAGGCGTTGTGTCCTTTTTTGTGTCCTTTGCTTTTACGGCTTTTTTCTTGCTAGCCTTTGCAGGCTTTTTCGGTTCGGAAGAGACCTGCGGTTTGCTGTCTGCTGCTTTTTCTGTTTCCCTTGCTTTTTCTGCCTCTTCGATGGTTTGTGTCTGTGCCTTTGTGAACCATGACGCCATTCTCATATACATACGGGCGTCTTTTTTCTTGTCTTTGTCGAGCTTGCCGTCATTATCGTCAAGTATTTTCTGTGTCTGTTTTGTAGGGCTCCAGATTGCAAATTTTGCAATTCCGTGTTCTCCCTTCTTCACTATTCTTCCCATCTTTTTCCACTGGTCGAAGGTATGGATCTCTTCAGGTACTTTCATAGCTACATCGTCTCCGTTTTCATCAACGAACACTCCATCAACACCTGCAAGAATTCCCTGCTCCATAAGTGCGATTGATTCTCTCATAATAATTTCAGCGTTTGTCATTTTGTTTTCCTCACTTTCTTTTTTTGTAATATTCATAGATATAATAAAGACATTGGCATTAGCACCACTGTCTCGTAAACTGTTCCCTCAGCACTTTTTCCATAGCTTTCATACCATCGCCTATTTTAATAAATTCTTCTTCAGCGATAACTGCAATGTTGTGCCATTCTGTTTCTTTCAGAGAATGCTCCCATTCTTCAAAATCCTTCTCTGTAGGTTTCGGGGCAGGAACGAAATCCTGTATATATTCAAGGCTGTTTGCCATACGGCGCGATGAAGGTGTGCTCTTGCCATACCATACGCCTTTTGTTGGGGACCATCTGAAGTGACAGTCTTTCATGATATTACGTGTCCTTGCGTCAGGTTTATAATTAAAATCTAACGTCATGTTGCAACCTACGACTTTTGCAATAACTAACTTTTTTGAACGTCTTGCCATTTTACTCATCCTCACTTTCTTCATCATCTCTGTCCCACCATGGGAGCTCTTCTTCTGCATATTGCTCTAGTGTTCTATATCCAGTTTCTTTATATACGATATCATCGAGCGTTTCTATAGTATTTCCGTTTATGTTAGTAACAACACGTAACGTTTCTTCGCTAACAATATCCATGTCTAACATCAAATCATAGGCATCTTCAAACGTCATTTTGCTCACCTCACTTATGCAAATCGCTTTGGTATAGTACAGTTGCAGTCACGACGTAATGATTCTATTACGTCACTCTTCTCATACTTCCACCAGTATTCTTTCTGAACATAGCCGTTATCCTGCTGTATCTCGGTATAGATATTATTCTTATCTACTCTTCTCAGCTTCAGTAATTTAGTTTTCATGTTATTGATCCTCACTTTCTTTGATAGATATATTATTAATTAAAGAGCTACACAGTAATCATTCAAGAGCATTTCGACTTCACTGTCATTGCTATATTCCTGAATTCTAATCTCTTTGCCACGTATTCCAGCATAAATTTTCTTGCCACGGTTATAGCCTTTGACAGTAAGACCATTAATCTTTTTCTCTCTGAGATAATTAATCATTGACTGCTCTAAAGTCTCTTTCTTAGTTTTCATAGTTTTAATCCTCACTTTCTTTGAAACTAATAGCTTGTTTTAAGTATTCTAGATTATTCTTGAATACTTGAATCAGGCTATTCACCTAACCTGATTGACTTTAAGCCCTGGTATCTCCGTCAGTTCCTGTGCCAGTTCTTGCCACGTGCGAGCGTACTACTCCGGTAGTACACGGGTATGGTGTTCCGCTTTAATGCTCTCGTTGCGAGTGACGCTCAGATCCTCTCCGATGAACACCGACACTTTGCGGGCAGTTGGCTACCACACAAGGTTTGGTGTACCCAGAAAAAATCTCACTCGTAACTACAATATGACTCGTGTGAGTCTTTTCAGTTGGAGATAGTATTTCTCTACACGTTACAGAGAGCGCATCTGCTCGGTGTAAAGCCATTTCGTAAAATACATTTCCCTTGTATAACTACATGCCGATTTAATGAAAACGGCGATTGACTAGTCGACTAGCTAAAGCCAATTATTCCGTTGTGACTTGAAGTCCATTACTCACAGGATATCGAGAGCGCAACTCTCCCCAGGCGTGAGCGTACAGGTGTCCCACCAATTGCGTTTCTCTGTTCGCAATTAGTACCGCATTTTTAAGAGTATCTGCTCCGCGGCAGTCGGTCTCACATCATACAACTTCCTTGTATTTCATATAGGTGTTTTCAAAGTGCTATTACGGTTTAGGTTTTGCCGTCAACCTATAGGGGTTATAGTTGTTAGCATAGTGTGTACTATGTCATATTGTTTTGAAAGTTTTAAGAAGTATTGCTACGTTGTGGACTTTGTCCTCTCTCAACTTTCAACTATGTTATACCACATAGTGTGCACTATGTCAAGTTGTTTTTTGGTGGTAACTGATTTTTTTGTAAACTATCGGGGTTGACCTTGCGGTTTTAAGTCCCTTGACCGCTCCGATCTTGTTTACAACTATGTTATAGCACATAGTGTGTACTATGTCAAGGGGTAAAAATGTTTTTTATCTGATACATTTTAAGATTGTAAACCTATGGAGTCGTACGGGGTTCACAATTAAAAAATGACCGCCGGTCAATTTATAACAACGTCACGTGTTAGCGTGTCCTAACTAGCAAGAGTGAGCGAACAGGCGAGAGAACATGTTCTATATCCTAGCAATATCAATGGAGTATCACTGACTATATATCAGTACACACAACACCACCACACTATATCATCACTATAATGTAGAGACTGGCTACGCCAGTCTCATTAATCTCAATCGAAGAGAGAGATTAATAGAGAGAGAAGCACCGACTCGACGGCTACGGTACTCTATGGGGGAACGTATATTTTGGTGTTGTGGTATACTTACACCTTTAGACCGACCCCGAGAAAACCGGAGTCCCAGTGTTTGCAACGGATCCGTGTAAATCGGCGCGGAAAATACGGAAAATTGCCGGTCGTTTCTGTTCCCCCTCGTTCCCCGTGGTGTTCCCCGCCGAAACCGTTGGAATTTCAACGAAAACTGGACTTGTACCCCTGTTCCCCATTTTTTTGAAATATATATATATAGGGGTATTATATATTAGTTTGCTTTAAAAGAATGAACCCTCTCGCGTTATGTATATATATAAGGGGAACAAGGGGAACATATATAAAATAATAAAGAGAAGGGTTGAAACTCCAACATTTTAGTGTTCCCCATACGGCGTGGGAACAACGGGGAATCTGTGGGAACAACCATAAATTTTTAGCCTAAATTTTACTAAAAACTCTTGACACATCACAAAATTAACGAGAAACCAAAAGTGTAAGGAACGCCGCGAAGTAACAGTTTCCCATATCTCCGCGACGCTAGAGTGAAAATATAGCGCATTCTAAACCTTAAACCATTGTTTGTTTTTTCATCAATTTTCTACCTTTCATTTAGAGATGTACCTTTCGCGTCAGGGCAGGTGAGTCGGAAGGCAGCGGCTCACCCCGTCCCTCTGACGTCCGAACTCCGAGGTGTATATGGCCACACAAGATCAGCGTGATGCAATGCTTAAGAGAATAGCAAAGATCAAAGCGCCGGCGTTGTTTGAAACGTCAGACGAGATTGTTGGCGTGTTTGAACAGTACCTCGAAGAGATTAAGGGTGATAGGACGACTATACCGTCTTACATGAATTTTGCTGCATGGCTGGGGAACATTTCACCTAGCAGCATATATAAGTTTTTCAAAAATCACCCAGACGCCAGAGACGAGACAGATGAACTCATGGCAGACGCGCTGGTCGAAGGCGCGATCCTCGGTATCTACCGCGACGCTCCTACTATATTTGCTCTCAAGAATAGGTGTGGCTGGACTGATAAGAAAGAGAACATTTCGAGGCACGAAGTCAGTGATATCGCTGCGCCAGATGAAGCGAGAGAGAACATTAAGAAGATAATGAAGAGCCTCGGGTATGATGCAAAGAACAGACCGAGGAAGGAAACTCGCGAGAAGCTTGAAGCACTGGATGAACGTGTTATACAGCTTGCTGAAGCAAAGGCACAGACTTATTAATGGGTTACTTTTTAAACAAAACGAACAAAGAGATTCAGACACTATATAAGACTCTTGTTCAGAACGACTACTGTTCATACGTTCAGTACACAAATCCCGGATGGCTGCCGACTCGATTTCATAGAAGACTATGTGACGAGGTGCAGTCCTTCGTAACGAGCCGTACTAGTGCGGCATACGATATTCTCGTTTTAGATACGCCTCCACAGCATGGCAAGTCTCTGACCGTCACTGAGACTTTGCCGAGCTGGTACCTCGGGCATTTCCCGCGCAATAGGGTTATCGAGATCAGTTATTCTGAAGATTTTGCCGAGCGATTCGGAAGAAGAAATAAGCAGAAGATTATCGAATACGGCGGCAAGGTTTTTGGAATCGAGCTGGCGGATAATCCTAGCGCGGCGACCGAGTTCGAACTATCCAACCATAGGGGCGGCATGATATCCCGAGGAATCATGTCAGGTGTCACAGGACACGGCGCAAACCTCATGATTATCGACGACCCTGTAAAGACACAGGAGGAAGCGGACAGCAATTCACGTCAGAGTAAGATATGGAATGAGTGGCTATCATCGTTTACTTCCAGACTCGCGCCGCATGCGAAGGTTATAATCATTATGACGAGGTGGTCTGAGAATGATCTCGTAGGACATTTGGAGCAACTTGACGGAATTAGCATGAAAGTTTTGAACTTTCCGCTCGAAGCTGAAGCAAATGACTTACTCGGACGGCCTGTTGGAGCGGCTCTTTGCCCTGAAATTGGTAAAGATAACGCATGGCTCAAAGAATTCAAGAAAATGCTTCTATCCAAAGAAGGAACGCGAACGTGGAACGCACTCTATCAGGGTCATCCTGTTGCGTTAGAGGGCAACCTGATTCACCGCGACTGGTGGAGATACTATAAGAAGAACGAATTACCTGAAGATATACCGGAATACATAATGTCGGTTGATGCAGCGTTCAAAGACGGTGACGATAACGACTTTGTAGCGATTCAGGTGTGGGGAAAGAAAGATGCTGATATGTATTTAATCGATGCGGTTAAGAAACATCTTGATATGCCTAGTACCTGCAGAGAGATTATAAGGCTCCGCAGCATGTATCCGAAGTGCCGGACGACACTCATAGAAGACAAAGCAAACGGAAGCGCGATAATACAGATTTTACGTAAAAAAATCGGTGGAATAATCAGCATAGATCCGTTCGGAGGAAAAATTTCTCGTGTAAACGCCATTGCTGGCGCGATAGAATCGGGGAACTGCTGGTTGCCGGACGATAAACCATTCACGATTGACTTCGTTGATGAATGCTCAGCATTTCCAAACGGTGCGCATGACGACCAAGTGGACGCAATGTCCCAGTGTTTAAACAGGCTGGTTTATCATAATGCGCATTCACCAGTTATCAAAGCAAAAAATGCGCTGGAAGAAGCATTTCCGATGTTCAAAAAAGCACGGAAGGCCACAGGCGCAGGACTAGGAGACACACTAAATGTCATTTAATTCCATTCTCGTACTCGCTCTCATTATTATGGCTGGAATGACTCCTGTGATATGCGTATTTGCGTTCGAAAAAGGCTATAAGCTGGGAGTAAAAGACTTTAATAGAGCACATCCGGATGAACCGAAAGCCGAAATTCATGAGAGGAAGGCTAAAAAACCTGCCGTAAAGGACGAGAAGCTACAGATGTATTCTCAGATTTTAGAGAATATCGATAATTACGACGGCACAACAGCCAATCAGAAAGATGTTAAGGTGGTTTAAACATGTCAGAGCGTGACGAAAACAAGAAAGTATGTACTGACATTTGGAATAAATACAACAAGTCGCACGATTATATGCTGAAGAAAGGCATTATATCGAAGACCGATAAATACTGGAAGTTCTATCTCGGGGATCAGTGGACTGGCCTGAAACGAGGTAATGAAGAACTTCCTACAATGAACATGATAAAGCCGATAGTCAAATATAAAGTGTCGACTATATCACAAAATGCAATGATTGCAAATTATTCTGATGCTTCTGCACAGAACGGTGAAGAGCATCAGGGTGTATACAAAGAGCTTAATCGCCGGTTTGCACAAAGCTGGGAAAAAGCAAAGATGACAGATGTTGCGTGGCGCAACAATAAAGCCGCTGCAGTTCAAGGCGACAGTTATGTGTACTTCGGTGAGAAGGACACAAACAAACAGCCGCAGATTATCTCTAATACGGCGATTCTGTTTGGGGACGAAAATATCTCAGACATTCAGGCTCAGCCCTATATCATCATCAGAGAGCGTCGTGAGAGAAAAGCCGTGATAGAAGAGGCGACCGAGAACAACATTCCAGAAGAAGAGATCAAAATGATCGCAACCGATGATGATACAGAAGATGAAGTTCTTAATAAAGACGAAGTAAAAGACAAAGTTACATCGCTTCTATATTTCACGAAGATTGACGGTATTGTAAATTTTGCCAAGTCGACAAAAAGCTGCATCTATAAACCGCTAACACCGCTCACCGTGACAAAGAACGGTAAAGTGCTGGGCGGACTCGAGACATACCCTATCGTACCGTATGTATGGGAGCCACAGCCAAATATGGCAAGAGGACTCGGAGAAGTAGAAATGCTTATTCCGAATCAATTAGAGCTGAATAAAACGTTGGCACGTAGAGCCGTTGCTGTGAAGATGGCGGCGTTCCCACGCCTGGCATACGACTCAACAGCTATATCAAATCCAGATGATTTGACCAAAGTTGGAGCAGCTATAGGAGTCACAACAGGAAATGCACAGTCTATATCGCAGGCCATAGCGTATCTTAATCCGGCTCATATATCAGGCGATGCTCAGCAGCTATTTCAAGATTTACTGGATCAGACAAAAGACCTTGTTGGAGCAGGTGACAATGCTCTAGGTAATGTTGATCCAGAGAGAGCATCAGGACAGGCTATCATGGCTGTTCGAGATCAGACGCAGGTGCCACTAAACGAGCAGATAAATGCGTTTCAGAGATTCGTAGAAGAAGTTGCCATGCTGTGGTTTGATCTTTGGAGCACATATGATTCTGAAGATTTTACCGAAGAGCAGGAAATTGAGCGGGTTGATCCAGAGACAAGGGAGATAACGAAGGAAACCATAGAAGTGCCTGTTCCATACGAAGAAATAATCAAGCTCAGGCCAACCGTCAGAATTGACGTATCACAGGATAACCGTTGGACGAAGCTTGCCGAGCAGCAGGCGGCAGACCAATTGCTGAATAATCAGCAGATAGGGTTCAGCGAATGGGTAGAGCTGTGTGCCGAAAATGGCCCAATACCAAAATCAAAGCTGCTAAAGATAGTAAATCAGAGAGAACAGCAGCAACAGCAGATGGCCGCACAGCCACAGCAAGTCGACGCAAACGGCAACCCAATACCACAAGCACCGCCGGAGCCAACCGCGGCGCAGGTAAGAGAAGGAGCAGGATCATTTTCAGATAATACGGAGACTGCCCCTGTTAGATAAGGCTCATACGAGCACGCACTAAAGCATGTTCGTTTGAACATAAATAATTTAATAAGGAGAACTGTATGTTAATCAGATTTACAGAATTGCTCAAAAAGCCGTTCCTAGATGAATTCGAAGGTGGCGGCGGAGCAATAGGCGCAGAAGAGACGGGAGCCGCCGAACCGTCCGAAACTGACGAAACAATAGGCGCAGAAGAACCTGAGGTCGCCGAGCAGGGTACAGGGAAGACTGATGCAGACGCACGCTTTGCAGAAATGCGTAGAGAGAATGAGCAGTTAAAAGCATTGAATAGCCAGCTTGAAGATGCCCTCGGGAACTTTTTTGACGGTGATACGGATCAAAAAGTAGTAGCAGCGAATGCACTTGCGCAGGGCAAGACCGAGCAGGAAATTCGCGAAGAGATCGAAGCGGAAAACAAGCTCAATAGTCTGAATCAGGAAAACGAAAACCTTAGAAGTCAATTACTAGACATCGAGACAAAGACACAGATGGAACATGACTTGCAGACTATTCAGCAGATCGATCCGTCAATCAAATCTTTGGACGACGTGGGAAAAGATTTTCTCGATTACATAGCTTCGGGGCTGGACGCGACGCAGGCATACTATGCGACGAAAGCAAAGGAGGCCGCCGAGAAACCAAAGCCGCCGGAGGAAGTGGGTAAGGTTAATCAATCATCCGCACCAAAAGACTACTACACTAGAGAAGAAGTGCAGGCAATGTCGCAGGAAGAAGTCCATAAGAATTACGATACGATAAGGAAGTCTATGTCTCGGTGGTAATATCCATCGAAAGGAGACAAAGATATGTCCTATGCAAATTTCATTCCAACTATTTGGAACGAAGCAATCGAGCATGAGCTTGAGAGAAAGCATGTGTTCGTAGAAGATACAAACCGTCAGTATGAGGGTAACGTATCAAAGGCTGGAGATACAGTCCGTATCCTCGGCATTGGCAAACCGACAGTTACAACAGTCACAACAAAGAACGGATCAATCACACTTGCCGCACCTGAGACAGTCGGCGATTCAAGCGCAAGTCTGCTTATCGACCACGTATCGTACTTCAACTACAAAGTAGACGATATCGATAAGAGACAGGCTATAGACGGCGTTATGGACGCACTTTCGAAGGAGACCTCGGAAGCGCTTGCACAGGAAGAAGACATTGCGATTTCTTCTCTGTCAGACGCCGCCGAAGCGGTAAAGAAAGATGTAGCCGACACGCAGGTAGACGCAACGAATATTCTTGCGTATATCGATGACGGTCTTGAGAAGCTCTACGAGAATGATGTTGCTCCTGATTCAGAAATCACAATGACAGTTCCGCCATGGTTCTATATGATTCTGAAGCAGGCTTATATCAAGCTTGACACTGACAACAGCGAAATGCTTGAAAACGGTCGTGTCGGAAGATATGGCAACGTGATTGTCAGAATGTCAAATAACGTAGCTACAAATGCAAGCAATCACAGCCTTATTCAGTTAAAGACAAAGAGAGCTATTGCATATGCAAAGCCTATGACTCATACCGAGCCATATAGACCTGAAAGTGCATTTAGCGACGCGGTTAAGGGCTTTATCCTTTACGGAACACGAATTGTCCGTCCAAAGGAAC